GGCGTATTTCAAACGCTTCGAAGCAAGGACTTGGGCGATTAGGTCCCCAGGAAGGCGGTGCACAGTTTTTGTTTTCTGTCGAGCCAGTCTCGACACGTTGGCAAGCACCACCATCCGGAACCCTCTCGGACTCTTTGTCGCCTCGCTAGCGTAACCCATAACGTCGGCCACACCCTCCTCCATCCACAAGGAACTCACATTCGTTTTCTTTTCCTCAACGCAGTTCTTGAATACGGTGGAATTGATTTCTCCGTATTCAGGGTCGGACATTGTCTTTTCCTTATTCACGACTAGGCCTACTTGCGTTCCTTCGGCCTCAATCGCGTCGACTAGTCCCCCGCTACTGACATCTCGGGTCAACAAATCATCGCCGTTAATTAAACAGCGATGACCGGTCCATTCCTTGAACCGGATTTTCCCACTTGTCAAGAGCGTGGTTAGCGCCATGTCGACAACGGTCTTGTTTACCAAGCAAAGCAGTGGAAAGCTCATCAAGCTCCCCATAGGCTGCCCGCTTTCTGCGGTGAACCCGTCAATCCGAAGATCGCCGAGAACGTCCAAGCACCGGACCTCGTCGTCACTCAAACCCACACTCTTTTGCTTTAGCACATCTATCATCGCGCGTACATACGCCAACTTAATTTTGTCGGTCGCTGACGAATAGTCAAAGCTGAGCCAGTTTGCACCGGCACAACCCTCGAGAAGATGCGCAAGCTTTTCACGGGTAGGGCTACCCACAAGAAGCCATCCCTTCCGTTTGAGGATCGAGTAGAGACAGGTGTGAAGGGGCTTGAGAACCTCGGAGTTGAAACTCGGGTAAAGAGTCACAATCCTTGGCTTGCCCTTGGAGTAAATCAGCTCTACGCTGGGCTCCACACCAAACTCCTGACGGTTCCAGTTACCGCCCTCTCTCCTCGAGTACTTATTTGTCGCGTGTCCGTTCGGGACAAAACAGACACGCTCTTTTTTCTCGTCCCACCCGTCGGGGACATTCGCAGCGAATGCCCTCTTAAACTTCTCCAGATGTTGCTGGTCAACATCTTCCGGATGGCGCCTTTGCCTTTTCCACGCTTCCACTATGGAATCCTGCTGGTCTTCGCAGTATTCACACGGTTGAACCTCGACTTTCATCGAGGTTTTAATGGAAAGCTCTTGAGCAACGGTAAGCTCTTGAGTGTACATTGACCGAATACTGCTGCGGAGGCTACCGCAACAGATTTCTTTAGGTAGCGGGTG